AGTTGAGGAAGATGGTGTCCGCCGCGTCCGGAACCGGCTTGAAGTAGAGCGTGCCGTTCGTGACGGTCGGGTCGTAGTAGAGCGCCTCGACGAGCCCCTGCGTGGTCTTCACCGGCCAGCGGTCGAAGAGGGTCCGGTCGTCGAGCACCTTGACCTGATGATCTACCCCGCTGCGCCGCACGAAGCAGCCCTCCAGGATCTTGAGAGGCCGCGTGGTCGCGAAGTTGCCCGTTGGCCCGATGGTCCGCGAGGCCTGCCCCGCGACGAGCGCGAAGTTCTCCTGCACGATCCTGAAGACGATCAGCCCGTCATTGCGCCACTCGGCGAGCATGTCGTTCAGCTCGGCAAGCGCGTCGGCGGCCTCGTCGGCGGTCAGCACCTGGTCCTTGCCGATCGCTCGCACGCGCCGCAGGGCGCGGGTGATCAGGTCCGAGGCGGTTGCCACCGACGGTTACTTCTTGCCCTTCTTCTCGGCCGCCGGCTCTTCGGCCGGCGCCAGGCGCGCGGCTGCGGCCTTGTCGAGGTCGGCGTCGAGCATCTTGTAGCCGTCCTTGCGCGCCGCGCGCTCCTCGGACTCGCTCGCCACCACGCGGTGCTTCCCGCTGCGCTCGCCGCCCTGATAGAGCGACTTCGGGTACTCCCGGAACTTGTAGCCGTGCGTAAAGCCCGCGGCGCGCGCCTTCTGCTCCTCGGTCTCGTTGTACACCACGCGCGACTCGCCGGCCGCGTTGTAGAGGGCTTTCGCTTCTCTTGGATCTTGCATGTGTTCTCCCTGGTTGAAAGGTCAGCGCCGCGCCGAGACGCGGATGTGGTCCTGCTCCGCCGCCATGGCCTTCGCCTCCACGGCAGCCAGGCGCGCGCGCAGCGCTTGAATCTCCTGCACGAGCAGCGGGACCATCTTCGAGTAGTCGACGCCCCACTGGCATTCCTTGATCGGCTGTCGAGGCTCGCAGGTCTTCACCGCGTCCGGCTCGACGGTAACGAGCTCCTGCGCGACGAACCCGCGCGCAGTGGACGCTCCGCTTTCACGCCACTTGAACGAGCGCACCCGGATGCGTTCGATGGCACTCGGGTCATATGCAGCGTCGCGGATGCTGTCCTTCAGACGCGCATCGGACGAGGTGTTGTAGCGCACCGCCGTACCAGCTCGGTTGTAGTCAATCGAGCCCCGTTCCGTGTAAGTGCCCTCGGTGCCGAAGGAGAGAAACTTGTTGTCGGTGGACGTGGCCGTGTTCCACACCACCCCGGCGTTCCCGGAGGAGCCAGCCGTGTTCTTCACGAGTAACGAGCCGGTGGTGCCGATGACCGACAGCACGCCCGATCCGGTGCTGTCATACGCCCCACCGAACGAGCTCTGCGTGGCGCTCGACACGAAATTTCCGGTGTGCGTGCCGCTGAACACCGCTGCGCTGATGGTCTTGTTCGTAAGCGATTCGGAGCCCGCCAGCGTAGCCACCGTCCCGCTGGTCGGCAGCGTGACGCTCGTCGTGCCGGTTGTGGTGATCGTGAGACCGTGATTGCCCGAGCGCGTGAGGGTCGCCGCCGAGTTGTTCGCCACCCCGGTGCCGCCGTTGGCGGCGGACAGGGTCCCGGTCACCGTGGCCGTGCTGAAGTTCAGGGCCACCGTGTCGAGGATGTTGAAGACGTTGGCGGCGAGGGCCGCCCCGGCGACGGCGAGGGCCGCCACGCCCGCCACAATGCGTTTCAGCATGGGTTTCATGGGCTAGTAGTCCGCGTTGTAGCCGACCGAGTAGACGAAGTTCGTCCCGGCCGAGTGGGTGACGACCACGCGCCACACGCGCGGCAGGAAGTCGTTGGCCGCGGCGTTGGCCGAGGCCCCGATGCCCGGGTACACCTTCAGGACGTTGGTGCCGGTCGAACTGATCGCCGCCCCGACCAGGATGTCGTAGTACTTCCCGCTCGTCAGGTCCTTGCCTTGGATCTTCGGCGTGATCGTGTCGCCGCCTGGCGCGGTGGTCACGTCCACGATAAGGTGGATGCCGCGGTAGACGTCGTTCGCGATGTCGCCGCTCGTCACCGTGGCCGCACGCGTGGCCGACTCGTAGATCGTGCCGCCGCGGTTCGCGTTCTGAGCGAAGGCGCCGGCCGCGGCCAGCGCCAGCGCGAGCGCAACGAGGATGCGGATGCTCTTCATGCTGCCTCCTTCAGGTGGTAGGGCTCGTCGAGCGCGAGCTTCCAGATTTCGCCGTTGACCTTCTCGAGGTGGTCCCGCATGGCCGCCGACACGGCGACGATCTCCCAGGTGTCGGGGTTCTCGATCATGGCCTTGAGCAGGCCGCCGCTGCGGTTCTTGAAGAAGTTGCCGAACGTGCCGAAGATCGCCGCGAAGTCCTGGCACTGGATGAGAAGCCCGGTCTCGCAGCGGTAGTCGTTGCCGCCGGCGCGGATGATGAGCTCCATCGCCTCGCCGTTGTGGCGGTCAACGTGGTCCCGGTCGCCGGAGTAGGACCCCTCGCAGCCGAAGAAGCTGATGTCGGTGTAGCCCATCCGCAGGGCGAGGATCGGCATGCGGGTTGCCGTCGTGCAGCCGCCGAAGATGCCGCCGAGCGCGGTCTCGTGCAGGTCGAAGGCCTTCACGTCCTTCCCTGCGAGCTGCTCGAACACAGACGGGTCGGCGCAGGTGGCGAGGAGCGCGCGGCGTACGTTGGCCGGTGGGGTCCACGGCTGCGGGTCGACCGAGACCATCATGGCGTCGATGCCGTTCTCGACCAGCCAGCCAGCGGTGTGGTTGATGCCCCACACGTCGCCCTGCCAGGCCTGCAATTCCGGCAGGTCGTGAGCGACGAGCGGGCCGCCTCCGACGATGGCGAGCTTCCGGCCGTGCGGCGGCGCCATCTGCACGCGCGGCGCGCTGCACCGCTCCGCGTTCTCCTGCATGCGGGGAAGCGGAACGATGCAGTCCGTCTGGAGTTCCAGCCGGAAGGGCTTCTTCACGCGCTGCCTTTGAAGAGGCCGGTCGCCGCCAGCGTCGCCCGGATTTCTTCCAGCTGGGCGATGAAGGCGTTGAAGCCTGCCGAGGTCTGGAAGCCGAAGCCCGACTGGAGGCAGGTGGTGAGGGTAAGCGCCCCTTGTGAGGCGCCGGAGCGTTGCGAGACGCCGTTGGTCCCGTAGAAGCCGACCGGATCGCTGGCCGACTCTCCGAGTACCGAGTTCGCGACGCCGAGTGCTTTGCCTGGCATGGTGATCTCCCGAGGTGGGAGAGGGGGCCCGAAAGCCCCCTCCCGAGACTTACGTGCTGCCCTTGAACAGGCCGAGGGCGGCGAGCGTCGCGCGGATTTCCTCGAGCTGCGCGATGAACGCCTCGAAGGCGGCCGAGCTCTGGAAGCCGAAGCCCGTCGTCTTCACCGTGGTCAGCGTCAGGGCGGCCTGCGCCGAGCCCGAGCGCTGGACGATCGCCGTGGTGCCGTAGAAGCCGATCTTGTCCGTGGCCGACTGGCCCATCTGCGTGCCGTCGGGGTTCTTCCTGCTGAGTTGCCGTGCAGCCATTGCTGTACTCCCGAAGAAGTGCCGGAGGGTGAGCGCCGTCTATGCGAGCCCGGCGCTACCTAGCGGCGGACTGCTAGTTGTTGGCGAAGCGGCAGGCGAGCTGCGCCCGCACCGTCTCGTAGCCGTAGAGCACGTCGATGCGCGCCGGGAAGGTGTCGTTCGTGATGTCGTACGCGCTGACGATGCGCATCGAGATCCCGTCCATCACCTCGCGGGCACCGAAGTGCACGCCCTTGGGCATCACCAGGTCCGCCGACACGAACACGAAGGCGTCCTTGTGGAAGCCCAGCGAGATGCCGTAGACCTCGGCGTTGCCGCCCACCTTGGTGACCGCGCCGCCGTTGGTCGGCGAGGCTGCGCAGTTCTGCCGCGCGCCCGAGGTGGTGATCGCCGGGCTGATCGACACGTTGCCGGCGCCGCCCGCGTAGTTGGCGGTGACCACGAACTGCTGCAGCTCGCCCGTGTCGGACTTCGTCTCCGGGTGCACGCGGTTGCAGCCCGCGAAGGTGATGATGTCGCCCGCCACGAAGGTGCCGGTGCCGGTCGCGACCGTGATGGACGAGCCGGTCTGGTTCGCGCCGTTCACGGTGTGCGCCGAGGCGTCGGTGCCCGAGGTGTGGTTCACCAGCAGAGTGTTCTCGAAGAACTCGAAGCCTGCGGTGCGGCCGAGCGAGCCGTCGCGGTACTGCTCCGCGAGGATCTGCGAGGGCTGGAAGAGACCCTTCAGGGCGTCTACCAGGTCGACGTTGTCCTGCGTGTTCAGGGTCATCGTCGCCGACTTGTCCATCGGCGTGAGGTTGTCCACCAGCTTCTTGCGCACCTCGAGCAGCTTCTTGTACGTGGCCGCCGCACCGAGGTTGTTCACCTGGTTGTAGACGTCCTTGTACATCGACAGCGCGTCGGCCTCGATGTTGGCCGCCAGCACCGACATCGCCGGCTCGAGGATGCGCTCGGAGTAGTCGTCGAGGGACAGCGTGAGATCCTGCGACGAGAACTCCATGTCGACGCCCTTCTGCGTCGCCATGGTGACCGTCACGCTCTGCTCGGAGGTGTCCTGCGACGCCATCACGGCGCCGGTGCGCACCGTGTACTCGTTCGGCAGGCGGATCTTGAGCGACGAGCCGATCTTCGCGCCCTTCTGGGCGTAGGAGTCGTCGTACTGCCGGTTGACCCGGCCAACGAAGTTCAGCTTCTGGTGCAGGATGCGCAGCGCTTCGCGCGTCACCTGCGTAGGGGTGAGGATGTCGTTCGACACGGGGGAACTTCTCCCTTGATGGGAACGCGCCGCCTCCCGGCGGTGCTATTGCCCGGTTTCTATTTCCCCTTGCGGCGCGCCTCGATCTCGGCGACCCGCTTGCGCCTCCAGGTGTCGGCGTCGTCCTTGTCGGACGGCTTCGAGCTGGCGGTGGCGGATCGGCTCGTGCCGGGTTCGATCGGCTCGGGCGGCGGCTTCGGGGCCTCTTTTTTCTGCGTCGACGTGAAGCGGCCGGAGTTATCGCGCGTCCGGTCTTCCTTCCCCGGATCGTCGACCTCGTCGACCTTCTCCTCGTCGTTGGGCTTTGGTGCTGCAGCCGCGAGCTTCTCTTCGATCTTCGTGATCTCCGCCGCCTGCTTGCGCGGCGGGAGCTCGGCGATCCGCTTCGCTTCAGCGGGGTTTCGGCAGAGCTCGTAGATGATTTCCGGGCCGATGTCGGACTCCACGATGAACGCCCTCATCGGGCTGCTGTGGATAAGCGCGAGGGTGGCCTCGCTGTCCTCCATCACCGTCGCGAAATCGGTGTACTTCTCGGCGGCCTTGTTGATGCGGCCGTGCCAGTCCTTCTCGCGCGTCTGGAGCGTCTCGCGCTCCTTGCGTTCCTGCTCTTCCTTGGCCGCCTGCTCGCGCTCCTCGCGCGCCGCCACGCGCGCCCGCCAGTCCGCGCGCGCCTCGACATACTCCTCGTACGACGAATAGGTCTCGCGCTTGGGTGCCTCGTCCTGCTGCGGCGGGTCCTTCTTGTCCGGCTGGGCGGCGGGGGTCGACGCCGGGCGCGATTCCATCTCGCGCCGCAGGCGAAGCTCCGCGTCCCGCGCGGCGTTCTCCCGCACCTTCTTCGTGATGCGGTCCATGTCCGCCTGCGTGTACGTCCGGCTGGGCGGGCGCTGCCCGTCCTGCGGAGGCGTCTGGGGCGGTTGCTGCGTTTGCTGCGGCTGCGGTTGTGCGCCAGGCTGCGGCGCGGGCTGTTCTCCAGCCATGCGTGCTCCCTATGGTGAAACGGTCTGTCTCCCGACAGTCCACTGCGGTGACGCGGAATTACCGTCCGCGCCGAGCGGTTAAGCGGCGTTCGTGAGCGGCGTCGTGGCCGCGATCTCGAAGGCCTGCAACTGCTGGGCGATGGCCGCGGAGTGCTGGGCCAGCGCCTCGAGCTTCGCGTCGTAGGCCTTGAGCACCTCGTCGAGGTGCGCGATCAAGGCCTGCATTTCGGTGTTCTCCGGCTGGGCCGCGGCGGCGGTGACGGCGTTCACCTTCGCCACCTCCACTTCCGCGCGCGCTTTGTAGATCTCGGCCTCGGCTTTCTTGTCGGCCTCGTACACCTTGGCCATGGCGTCGACGTTGCGGCCGTCGAGCTTGCCCTTGAGCTCCATGACGGTCTTGTCGCGCTCGGCGACGGCCTGCTGCGCGGCCTGCATCTGTCCGGTGACGTTGGCGATCTGCTGCTCGGCCTGCTCGAGGGCCGCCTTCACCTCCGGCGGGATCTCGGCGCCGCCCTCCTCCTCGCCGGCGATGAGTTCCTGCACCGGCGGGGCGAGCATCACCTTCATGCGCTTGGCGAACTCCTCCGCGTACGGCATGTCGAGCGCCCGGAAGTACAGGTCGCCGATAACCCCCATGAGCTGCGGGCTGGCCTGCACCAGCGCGGTCATGTCCGCGGCAGCCTCCTGCCGCTTCGTCGTGAACGACGGGCCCGTGCTCACCACGACGTCGTACTTGCCGACGCCGATGTTGTAGACCTTGCCGATCTTCTTCTCGGCCTCGTCGGTCACGTCCTCGTAGGCGCTGCCGATCGATGAGTCGAGAACGACGTGGTCCGGCTTCCCATCCTCGCCAAGGATGCGTGCGATGCGTTTTCCGGGCATCACGCGCGGGATCATGTCCAGGATGATGGTCCCGGCGTACCGGAGCGCCCTGGCGAGGTTATCCACATAGTGGAAGGTGCCGACCTCGCTCTTCACCTGCTCGCGCTGCAGCGCAATACCGGACTTCGCCTGCGGGTTGTTTCCCAGCGACGGGTCGAACTGCCCCGTCGTCGACTTGATGTCGTCGGCCGCGGCCATCTTCGCCGTGATGATGGCCGCCTGCGGCATAGCCGGCTGCGCGCGCTGCGGCGGCTGCACGCTCACGATCTGTCCGGTCGCCTCGTCGATGACGGCGTTGTACGGCAGGTACGCGTACGACACCCGGTTCGACGCGCGCCACTTGTCCTCGTGGCCCTCGAACTGCTCCGCCATCCCGATCCACGGCGCCTTGGGGGCCAGGCCGTTGATCTCCACCTCGGTCGAGGCGTTGTAGTTGTACATCCGCTGCGCGTCCTTGGCGTTACGCGTCAGCCCGGACACGATCGGCTTGCCCTCGATCACCCACTGGTTTCCGACCACCCGGATGATCGGGATGTACTTCGTCGGCATCTCGCGCTCGTCGATGACGTGCTGCCCGGTGATCTTGCGCCACATGCAGCGCGGCAGCTTCGTCTTGCGCTTGCGCGGCACCATAGCCGCGTTCACGCCGGCGGGCAGCGGCTCGCCCTCGATCGCCGTGACGGTCGTCCCGTCGGGCATCTCCCACCCCAGCAGCGTCGCCGGCTTCTTCTCGATCTCGAAGTACTCAGCGATGCGCACCGTCTTCTTGTTCGGATACCAGTCCGCCTGGTCGCCCACTCCGGCGAGGTTCCAGTCGACAGGGTGCTCGTCGCCGTAGTCGTCCTCGTAATCCTCCTTCGGGACGTCCTCGACGATGAAGCCCCACTGGCACTTCCGTCCCGCCGGATGCGCCATCAGCCCTATCGGGTCCATGTAGACCTTCATCCGGTCTCCGAGCGGCGCGATTACGATGTCCTGGTCGAAGGACATCTCGTCGCAGTACTCGGTCAGGATGCGGAAGTACCCTTCGCCTGCCGCAACCTGCTGGTCGCAAGCCGTGTCGTAGGCGAGGTCTGCCTCGCTCGCCACTTGGATGTGCCGGATGATGCCGTTCAGGATCTCGGCGACCTCCGGGTCCGCCTTGTCGTCGACCGGCTGCACCCGGATCTGCGGCCGGTTCATCCGCTGCTCGTTCGTGACCTGGCGGATGTGCGTCGGAATCTTGTTGATCGTCAGGCAGGGCCGCGGGCCGCCTTCCTGATTGCGGTCGAGCCGCTGGTCGAGCACCAACTGCGGCCACTGGAAGTTGTCATCCGGGCTCGCCGCCGCGAACTTCATGTCGTCGACCTGCTTGCGGCGGTTCTCGCTTTCGGCTTCGTCGGCCTGCTTCCAGCGCTGGCGCGCGCGCTCGAGGATCTTCTTGTCCTCTTCAGCGCTGCGCTTCTTCTTGTCCTCGTCGACCATCACAGGCCGGCCTCGCGCCATGCCGCGGCTTCAGCCTGCATCTGGCGCATCGCCAAGCCCACGGCTCGCGACATGGCCGTCAGCCTCGGGACGAAGCCGTGCAGCCGCGCCACGTCGGCGCCATCAATCACCGGCCCGGCCGCCAGCAGCGCGCCGACGCGCCGGTCGCGCTCGTGCGGCGAGTGCTGCAGCGCCGCGATGGCTTGGGCGCGCGTCATCCCCGCAGCCTCCGCCGCGGTGATCTCCCGGCCCTGCATCAATGCCTCGTTGCCTGCGCAGCCGCGAGGGCCTCGGCGCGCTCCACCGCAGCATCCCGCGCCGCCGCCGCCTTGGCCAAGGCCTCGCGGATCTCCGCGCCGTCGAGGTGCTGCCGGCACCACTCGAGCGACACCGCGCGCACCTTGAAGGTGATCTGCGGCATGTCGCTGAACTCGACCTCGTGGAAGGGGATGCCGTCCCACGCATCCTTCCAGCAGTAGACCTCGTTCGCAGGCGTGCCCGGCTTCGCGCTCGGCGCTCGCCAGTGGCCGACCCAGCCGTCGATAGAGATGTCGAAGGCGAAGAGCGCATAGCCCTCGTCGTACAGATCCTTCGGTCGGCGCGGCTTCAGGATGAGCAGCTCGCGGCTCGCCTCCTTGTGCCAGTACACCGCACGCGTCACGGCCTCGACGACGGTCCAGAAGAGGAACGCCCAAGCCGCCCGCCAGCCGCGCCACGCCACCTTGATGCCTTCCATCAGCCCCCCATCCAGCCTTGTGGGCCTGCCGGCGCGTGCCGGTCAGGCTTCGGTTTGTTCGGAGCGGGACGCTCCGCCTTCTTCGCCCGACGCGCGCCCTCGCAGGCGTACCGCAGCGCGTCGATCACGTTGTTGTTCCGGTCTGCAAGCTTGGGCAGAACCTTGCCGGTCAGATCGTCGACCTCGTAGCTATACGTGCGCAGTTCCTTCTGCGTCTGCACGCAGCGCGGGTGCACGATGATCTCGAAGCTCTTGAGGAACTCGATCCCCTCCTCGACCGACCGCGGCCCCTTCACCGCCGGCATGACCTTCGGGAAGCCGTGCTTGCGCATGTGCGCGATGGTCTCTGGCCTGGCCGAGTCCGCCGTGATCGGCCACTTCTCAGCCTCCGGCACAGTCATGAACAGCGCCGGCGTGTCCACGATCTCGCAGCCGACCATGTACGCCTCGTACGGCACGAAGAGCTTCCGGCCGACGATGTAGCACTGCACGAGCACCGTCGGGTCGACCGAGTATCCCCAGTCCGCCCCCTGCCGCTTGATCGTCTCCTCGTCGACCTCGAACTCCTCGACGCGCCAGTTCTTAAAGACGAGCGCCTCGCTGTGCTCGAGATACCCGCCCATCCAGACGTGCTGGTACTTGTCCGGGTCGGTGCGCCGGTCGTACTCCATCTCTTCCCGGAGCTCGTCCGGGAAGAACGGGTTGTCGAAGTAGTTCGCCGTCACCACCACCGACCGCGGGGGCGGCTCCGCGCTGCAGAGCAGTTCGTCGACCGGGTCCGTCGGCTGCTCCGGGTTCCACGAGAACCACAGTTCCGACCCGGGCTTACGCAGCGTCGGGCGAAGCAGTTTCAACGACCTGGCGCTGCAGCGGTGCGCCTCCTCGAACCACGCCCGGTCGAAGTCCTCCAGCGACTTGATGGAGTCGGCCGTGTGGTCCTGCATCCCCTCGAAGATCGTCACGCCGCCCCGCCTGCTGCCGATCTTCTTGTCCTGGACGTCGAAGTACGCCCCGGCGTTGAAGTGCTCGATCTTCTGTTCGAGCAGTTTCTTCACCGAGAACGTGAGCGACTTCTGGTGCTCCCGGATGCAGACGTAGTCGAGCTTGCGGTCGATGTTCTCGTCGAGCCACAGCTCGGCGAAGAAGTGCGACTTCCCAGACCCCCGGCCACCGCGCGCCCCCTTGTAGCGGGCAGGCGCCAGCAGCGGCACGAAGACCCGCGGCGTCTTGATCCGCAGGACGCTCACTTCTGAGGGTCGACCACCTCGCGGACCACCTTCTCGAACTGGATGGCGTCGCCGTCCTTGCCGGTCACCTCCGACCTCGACAGGTCCGGCACGCACTTCTTCAGCAGGCCGAGCGCGGCAGTGACTTGGGTCGAAGCCATCTTGCGCTTCCCAAGTACGTGATTCTCAAGCGCGTTCACCAACTGACTCGCGCGGATCTTCTCGCGAATCTCGTCCTGGTGGCGGGCGCGTAGCCTCGCAGCCATGTTCGTGTCCTCTCGGGTGATCTTTTAAGCAGCAGATCGCGGTCGCTCGGCGCCCGCAGTGATAGGTACTCGCGCCCGGGTGCACCCGTCGCGAGCTGCACCATCCCCTCCCGGTTTAGGTGCCTCTGGCTGTCGGCTACTGTGCCGCCCGCGCACCGGCGTGGTTGAGGCGAACGGCAGGGAGTCCCGAGTCCAGAAACGAAAAAGGCCCGCGACCTTTCGGTGGCGAGCCTTCGTATGCTTGGGGCAAAGCTTCTCCCCACTCCTAGCGGCGGACTATACGCCTACCGCATCCGGTGTCAATAACTTTCGCGACCACCGCGGGCTGTGGGCTGGAAGGCGCCGTCGTCCGCTGGGCTGAACATGCAGTGATCGCCCAGCCTGAAGTCCCGGTCGGGCTCGCACATCCTCGCCCACGCCACCTTCTCGCGGGTGTCGAGGAGGAAGGGCCGGCGCGTCTCGCGCACCGGGGCCCCGGCGCAGAGCCGGCATGGAATCTCCGGCGTGCCCGGCACGTCGATGGCGATCTCCACCTTGCGGCCGTGGCACCAGCGGCAGGTCACCAGACCCCGCGGCGCGCGAGCTCCCGGCCGAGCGCGGCCTTCCCTTCCTTCAGCGCCTGCTCGTAGGTCGTGCGCTCGAAGCGGAACACGCGTCCCATGATCCCGCGCTCGACGTAGATCGCGATGCGCTGCGGCGCCGGCAGGTTCGACAGGATCGTGTCCACCACCCTGGCGCAGCGCCGGTCCTCGGACTCGACCATCTCGTCGAAGCCCTTCGACGTTCCGCCGTCGGAGAGGCCGGTCGACTCGCGCGCGTGTCCGTCGACCTCCTGCCCCGAGCGCATCCACCGGCGCCAATTATAGAGGTGCCATTCGATTCGCTCCGGCGTGCCGAAGGTGACCGCGCAGGACCCTTTCATTGCCAGCACCGCACTCAAGCCGCCTCCAATGTGTTACGCGCGGCGCGCGGGTCGGCGGTGAGTCCTACTGCCAGCGCCGCCCACGCATCGCCCTTGACGCCGTACAGCGGCCCTGGCGCCGCCTTGCGACCGATGGCCTTTTCCTTGCCGCCGAAGCGGTCGATCAGTGCCTGCCGGACGTTCGCGTCCTTCGCCCTCGCGCTGTTGCAGTGCAGGAGCTTCACCTCGCGCCGGTAGACGAGGCGGTACTCGCCGCCGCCGTGCGCCCAGGCCTCGGCGAATCGGCCGATCCAGACGCAGGTCTCGAACACCTCGCGCCCGACCGGCATGCCGTAGGAGGCGATCATCTCGACTGCGAGCAGCCAGTCCTCCTTGCGCCACTCCCGCAGCCGGTCGCGGAGCGCGCAATTCAACTCCTTGCCGGACTCGAACGGCTGGCCGTCCTGCACCACGCACCAGGCGGACATCTCGTTGCCGGGGTCTATGGCGAACACCTTCACGCGAACTCCTCGTCGCGCTGACGGCGCGGCTTCCCCGCCTTGCGCTTCGCGCCGAGTACCGAGCCGATGTGGTAGCGCTTGCAGAAGGTGCAGTGGTACGCCTGCCCGTCCCGCTCGTTCCGGCGCCGCCGGCGCGCGACTTGGCGCGCGCGCGACATGGAGTCGAAGGCCTCCTTGCCCTGACATTGGCTCGCCGGCAGGTCGCGGAAGCGGTCTTGGCTCACGCGGCCTCCGACCATTCCCGCACCCGCGCGCCGCGGCCGACGACGTAAGCCTTGGAGAACTCGATCAGCTCGGACCCCTGCCGCTTCGTGAGGCGCGACTGCTTCTGCCGCCATACGGGGATCACTCCGCCACGCGGCGTCGGCACGAACTTCGGCAGGTCCCAGCCCTGCTCCTCGGCGAACAAGCCCAGCAGGATCTGGTGCCACGCAGGCGCATCCCACATCTGCCCGGACTCCGGCGGGTAGTCGAGCTGCGCCGCGGCGTCCTCGTAGACGGCCTCCACGGCTGCGTGCTGCGCCGGCGTCATTCGCACCAGCAGAGCGCCGCAGCGGTCGCACCGATCGACGAGGGTGCCGCGCATCTACCCCGCCACCTCGTCGAAGAGTTCCATCTGCTGCTCGACCTCGCGGTGCTTCTCCTCGAACTTCTCGCCGGCCTTGGCCGTGACGATCTTGCGCACGGCGCTCGCCAGATAGCCCGAGTCCTCGGCCGCCTTCGTGATCGCGTCCTTCGCGCGCTCGGCCGCGTCCTGCGCCTTCTGGTGCAGGGTCACCAGCTCGTCGATGCGGTCGGCGATGACCTTCGGCTTCTTCGCCGCCGGCTGCTTGTCGGCGTCCATGCGGCCCTTGCCGCGCACCCGCTCGGCGGCCGGCTTCGCCTTGCCCTTCTTCCCCTTCTTGCCCTTGCCGACCGCGCGCTCCACTTCCGCCTCTCGCTGCGATTCGCTTCTCTCGTCGAACGTCATCCTCGTCTCCTATGCGGCCTTCTCGGCCGCGGTTGAAAAATCGGTGCGCACATGCGCGTTGCAGCGCCACTTCCCGCCGACCTTCACGGCGCCCGGCGCACCGCACGGGCACGGTTCGGTCTTCACGCTCGCCGGCGCAGCAGGCGCCGGGGCTTCCATCGGCGCCTCGTCCTCGAAGCGGCGCTTGTTCAGCCAGGTCGCCGGGTGGGGGATGAACTTGCCGCCGTCGCGCTGCCACTGCTCAGATGCCTTTGCGCGCTCGAGCGCCGCCATCAACTCCTCGAACGCCTCGAACGAGAGGCCGAGCTTCTTCCATGCCTTCAGGGCGTCCGGCTTGGCAACACGTCTCGGGTAGGCGAGCCAGAATCGGCCGAAGCGAGCAATACTCTCCTCTGCCTCTTCTCTTCTCTTCTCTCGCGAGCGCGCGAGGTCTAGCGCGTTGCTAGCGCCTTGCTGTAGCAACGTGCTAGCAGATTGCTCCGCTATCAAAAACCCTGAATCCACCAGCACTTGTAGGTCCGGCTGCTTATCAAGACCGAGCTTGGCTTGGAGGAACTTCGGGTCAGCGGGGATACGGCCCTCGGACTGGCTGGCGAGCAGCCAGATGAGCATCAGGTGCGCCTTGCTAGCATCAGGCAAGCGCGCGAATTCGTAGTCGTCGAGCAGTGCACGGTGCAGCTTGATCCAGGGCGGATTGCGGTCCTTGTAATGCTGGAACTCGTCCCAGTTCTTGACGTACAGGTAGTTCATGCCGCGGCCCCCGGACGAAAGCGCTCCGGCACCCAGTCTCCGAAGCGGCCGATGTCGCGCGAGAACATCACCTTCACTAGCCCCGTGCGCCCGGTGTTCCGGTTCTTCGGGACGTGGATCTCGGCCTCGGCCATCGATCCCTCGAAATTCGCGTCGTAGTAGTCAGGGCGGTAGAGCAGCGCGATGATGTCGGCATCCTGCTCGATGGCGCCTGACTCGCGCAGGTCGCTCATGTACGGCTTCTTGTCGGCGCGCTTCTCGACGTCGCGGTTCAACTGCGCCAGCGCGATCACCGGAACCTCGAACTCCTTGCCGATCGCCTTAAGCTCGCGGGAGATGTGCGCCACCTCCTGCTCGCGGGTATCGCCCTTGCCGGCGACAAGCTGCAGGTAGTCGACCACCACGAGCGAGAGGCCATGCTGCCGCTTCGCCCGACGCAGCCGCGCGCGCATCATGGCGGGCGAGATCCGCGCCGAGTCGTCGATGAAGAGGTTCAGCCGGAACACCTTGTCGACCGCGGCGTCGCGGCCGGCGCGGTGCTTGTGCCACTCGACAAGGCGCCCGGCGATCTCCCGGCGCGTCGCCTCGAGCGAGAACATCACGCCCGGCGCCTTCTCGCAGATGTGCTCGGCGAACTGCAGCGCTAGGGAGGTTTTCCCCATGTGCGTGCGCCCGGCGATGATAAGGAGGTTCCCGGGCAGCAGGCCGCCGGTGAGCGCGTCGAAGTCCTTGAGCCCGGTCTCGATGCCGTTCGGGTGCGCATCGACCCAATCGACGTATTCGGTCGCGGCTTGGCCGATATGCACGACGTCACCGGACACGATCCGGTCGTCGAGCACGGCCATGATGGACGCCTCAGCCTCCTGCGCCAGTTCGCGCGGGTCGGCGGAGGCGGCGAGCGCCTTCTCGGCAATGTCGGTACCGCGCTGGGCGAGCTCGCGCAGGATGCGCTTGTCGCGCACGATCTCGGCGTAGCGGTGCGCGTTGAGCGCGGTCGGCGTGGTCTGGGTCAGGGCGGCGAGGTACGCCGCTCCGCCAGCCCTCTCGAGGTCGTCGCCGAGCGTCTCGCTCACCGTGACGACGTCGGCCTCCCTGCCTGCCTCGATAAGCCGGACGATGGCTGACCACACCCGGCGGTGCCGGTCCTCGTAGAACGCATTCGGTGCAAGCCACGACACCCTGTCGAAGGCCCGGTTGTCCAGAAGCACGGCGCCGATCAGGGACTGCTCGGCCTCGCTGGAATGCGGCGGCGCGCGGAACGCGAGGACGTTCTCCTCGGGAGCGTTCGGGTGGTTCACCCCAGCGCCCTAACCGCGGCGATGGCGTTGTCGATCTTCTCGACCTCGACCATGAGCGCGAGGCGCCGTTGCTCGAGCATGGCGATCGTGCCGGTGAGGTGGTCGCCGCCACTCGGCTTCGCCTCCGCGGTCTTCTCCGCCTTCTGTCCTGGTAGTCCGTAGAGCTTCGCGCGCGGGCCGCCGCCGACAACGACGAGCGCACCGGACTTGCGAAGCTGAGAGCAGGTCTGCGACAGGAACGGCACCTTTACCTTCTTGCCCAGCTCGTACGTCGTCATCGGCCCGTGCTCGCGCAGGGCCGCCTTGATCTTCTCGGTGGTGGTCATGTCTACCTCGGATGGGTTCACCGCCTTGGCCGGCGCGGGTGCGGCTGGCTGCGCTGTCGGAGGAGGAGAAGGCGGCTTACGCGCCGCGTCCGAGACCGTCCAGGCGGTGAACTTGGGAATGTGGAGCGGCCCGAGCGGCGGAAGCTGGGCCTTCGCGTTCGTGGGGCGGTACTCCTTGACCTTCACGCCCGCGACTTCGACGGTGCAGGTGATCAGCACGCCGTCGGCGCAGGGGCGCTCGAGCAGCATGTCGACGTCCGGCGGGGACATGCGTAGCTCGCGGGCGATGTCCGGCGTGCGCGCGCGCTCGCGCTGCTTGACGTAGGCGACAGCCTGATCGACCAGGCTCATGACCGGCGCCACCAGTACAGGCGCTCGGCGATACGCAGCCGCCACTCCCGCAGGAGGTCGTAAATACGTGTAGCCACTGCCCCACCCCGTTCTTGTTATCCGCCGGCCCTTACCCGGTCGGTTGCTGCACTGCTTTCTTGTGGCCCAGACTGGCCCGAAGTGGGCCACTCTGCGGAGAAAAAAATTTTGTGGGCCACTCAGGCCCGGTGCGTCCCTACGAAACCGCTTTCCTTTTGCCGACCTCCTGCCGTGCAATGCGCACCGCCACGTGCTCCTGGAGCACGCCGAACAAATAATCAGAAAGGGAGACCACGTTGCCTTCCTGCCTCACGAACAGTTCGAGCTGCTCGCGCAGCGTTGGCGTGACGTGCGCCTTGATCTGGGCGGATCTCTTCTCGCGCTGGAGGGGCATCTACGCCGCCCCCATGAGGCAGGAGCCGCCCCTGCTACGATGGCAGTGCGACCTGACCACCTTCACAAGGGGGCTCCATGCGTTTGCTGGTTGTCCTGCTGCTGGCGGGCTGCGCCACGGCCGAGACGTACACCCAGATCGACTACAGCCGCGCGCCGTCGGCCGACTGGCCGAAACTGCGGGAGATCGTCTACGACGTGCCAGCGGTGAAATTGCGCGAGTATTGCAAGGGCACGCCGACCGTCGGACCGTCGTTGGTCGCCTGTACCGGCTACAACTTCCTCGAGGGCTGGTGCGCGATATTCCTCGTGGAAGCTCATCCGAATCGCGCCGCCCTCCTCGCGCACGAGCGCGCTCACTGTGCCGGATATGACCACCCGGGCGAGACGTTCACGCGCGACGCTTGGGAACGCCACAAACAAGGGAGAAGATGAAATGGAGCAGCAGCCGTGGAAAGTCATGGCCGTCCCGACGCCTTCGGACGGCTGGGTGGTAGCGCTCTACTTGCCAAACCCGAGTCGAGAATCGGGCCGGGAACCGTGGTTACGGATCGAACTTGCCCCTGAATCGGCCGTGGATCTAGGGCAAGCTCTTCTGGCGAAGGCTGGCGATGCGAAATCGAGAAAGCCCCCACCCCTTCCGCAATAGTCGAGTCGCTCGGCGGGTAGATGTCCGGCCGAAGATCGTGGCGGGTAATCCTTCCGCGAGATGCTTGCTCCACGGCGATGACTCGTTCTGCGGGGATGGCGTTTCGCTTGCGCCACATCGACACGACCTGAGGACTTACGCCTACAGCCTCGGCGAAAGCGTTCAGACTTCCGGCGACATTGATCGCGAAATCCAACGCCACTCGCACGCGAGACTTTGGCATCTACGCCGCCTCGCGCTGCTCGAGCGCCTTGAAGTAGTCGTAGAGCGATTGCACCGTGCTCACGCGCGGGTCGGCCGTCTCGCCTTTGGCGATCTTCAGGAGGGTGTGGAAACTGACGCCGGCGGCCAGCGCTACCTGCTCGAGGCGGGCGAGGTAGTGCGCGTCGCCGGTGTGAGGCAGGCGCTCGAGCACGTAGGCGAGCATCGTGGTGGTTTCTGACATGGACTTCACACTAACCGAAAACGGCTCAAATAGTCAACCGCATTCGGCTAGATCAATCGACCAAACTCGGTTGGTGGTAAGCCGAGACCAATTCAAGGCCGTGTCCGTCCTCGCGCAGAACCTCAAAGCGCTGATGCAGAGCAAGGCCGGGCCCAAGTCGCAGCTAGCGCTCGCGAAAAAGTCGGGCGTCGGCCAAGCGACCATCGGCCGGATACTTCGCGAAGAAACCGCCGCCAGCATCGACACGGTCGAGGAGATCGCAGCGGCCTACGGCCTGCAGGCCTGGCAGCTCATGGTCGCCGGCATGGACCCCACGAACCCGCCCGTCCTGGTTCCGATCTCAAAGGCCGAGCGCGCCCTGTACGACAGTCTCAAGGCAGCGATGAAGGAGGCGGCGGCCACCAAGGAATGACGCAGTGCGGCATAGCCGCATCCGGCGTGTTCCACATGAAACTAGCCGAATTCGGTTGACAGTATAACCAGATTCGGCTAGCCTGACTCCCGTAACGCATTCCCACGGGAGGCAGCGATGCAAGACGCAGTGGTGTTCTGGGGCGCGATTGCCGCCCTGATCTTAGAGCGGGTGGCGACGTGAACGCGCCCGCCGCAGCAGTCCACGACGACTTCGACGTCATCCCTGCCGCGCCGCGGCTGCGCCGCCAGCAGGCGATCGAGAACGCCATCACCCGCTTCGCGCCCGACGCCGTCGAGACCGACGAGTTCGTCTGCGCGCTGAAGTCCGCCTTCGAGAGCCGCTACGACAACCGCAATGTCGAGCAGGTGACCGAGGCCTTCGCGAAGCTGCGCGAGGCGCTCGGCGCGGTCGAGAAGCGTCTCGGCTCGGTTGGCCCATTCGAGGCCCCGCCGCAGGTGCACGACCAGTACACCCGATGAGCCGCGCGCCGATCCCCCAGCCGTGCCACGAGTGCGGCCACCACTACGCCGGCGCGGTGTGTCCGACCTGCAAGACCGAGCGCCCCGCCTACACCGCGCTGAAACGCATTACGAGCCGCGCCTCGTGGCCGACGCCGCTCACCCCCTACCCGACCTGCCGCTACTTCCAGAGCGCCCTGTGCGGCTGCGAGGAGCGCGGCCTTTGCCTGGAGGCTGCATGACCGACCACCTGCCTATGATCGTCGAGGGCCAGCGTCAGAACTTCCTGACCGTCTGCGCCTACAAGTCCATCAACTTCGACCGCGAGGCCGGCTTCGCGCTGCAGATCCTGCGGGCTAGCGACTACCTCGCCAAGGTCGCGCTGAACAACCCGGCCTCGCTCGAGGCGGCTATCACGAACGTCGGCGCCATCGGCATCAGCCTGAACCCGGCCGAGAAGCTGGCGTACCTCGTCCCGCGCAAGGTCGGCGGCACGCCGGCGGTGTGCCTCGACCTCTCGTACATGGGCCTGCTGTGGATCGCCATCGACGCCGGCGCCATCCGCTGGGGGCAGGCGGTGGTCGCGCGCGCGAAGGACGTCTTCGAGCTCCAGGGCATCGACAAGGAGCCGAAGCACATCTATCAGCCCTTCGACAAGGACCGCGGCGCCATCGTCGGCGTGTACGTCGTGGTGAAGACGCCGGAGGGCGACTACCTCACGCACCCGATGCCGATCGACAAGGTATACGCCATCCGCGACCGCTCGGAGGCGTGGAAGGCGTACAAGCGCGATTCCTCGAAGACGTGCCCTTGGGTGACGGACGAGGAGGAGATGATCAAGAAAACGTGCGTGAAGCAGGCCGCGAAATACTGGCCGCGCAGCGACCGCCTCGACCAGGCCGTGCACTACCTAAACACCGACGGCGGCGAAGGCATCACGCTCAAGCCGAACGCCATGCCGCAGGACGAGCGCGACGACTGGCAGAAGAAGATCGAGGCCACCACCACGAAGGACGCGGCCAAGGCAATCTGGAAAGAGGCATTCAGCATCTGCGAGGGCCTCGGCGACCGCGCGACGGCCGAGTACCTGAAGGGCGTGCTGCTCAAGCACGGCGAGTTTATCGACGCCGCGGCCAAGCAGGAAAAGGCGGCGGCGTGAAGGTGCACCGAGACATCGAGCAGGGCGCGCCGGAGTGGCTGGCGCTCCGCGCCGGCTGGGTCACGGCCTCCTGCTTCGGCGACATCCTTGCCGAGGGCCAGGGCAAGACGCGCGCGAAGTACCTGCGGCAGATCGTCGCTGAGCGCCTGACCGGGAAGACCTCGGAGTCGTACCGCAATCACCACATGGACCGCGGCATCGAGCAAGAGCCGATGGCGCGCATGGCCTACGAGGCGGTGACGGACAACGTCCTCGACCGCGTCGCCTTCATCGAGCACGACGAGCTCCGCGTCGGCTGCTCGCCCGACTCGCTTGTCTTTGGGCGTCGGCGCGGCGTAGAGGTGAAGTGCGTCCTGCCGGACATCCAAGTGCAGACCATTGAGCGCGGTGGCCATCCGCCGGAGCACAAGGCGCAGATTCAAGGCTCGATGTGGATCACCGGATACGAGGAGTGGGACTTCGTCAGCTACTCGCCGGATATGCCGACGCACCTGCGCACGTACATCCACACGGTGAAGCGCGACGAACCATACATCCAAGCGCTCGCCGTGAAGGTGGTCACCTTCCTGAATGAGGTAGACGCCTGCATCACGCGTCTGAACGCCAGCCAGCAGGACGTCGCGGCGCTCCTCAAAAAGTCGCTGGTGGCCGCGTGATTCCTCGCCTCGTCTCCACGGTCGAGAAGCCGCTCACCGCGGTGGACTACATCGCGGCGCTCGAGCAGTGCGTGACGCCCGCCGAGGTCTCGGTGTTCGCCGAGCTCGCGCCGGCCGCGGTGCGGCACGACGAGCGCTTCACGAAAGCGGTGGCCGGTCGCCTCGGCGCGCTGAAGAAGCGGCAGGCGGCGGCATGAAGTTCTTCGGGATGTTCAACTTGCAGCCCACTGAGAAGCACGCCGGGGCTGCATCTACGGGAGCCTCACCATGCAAAAGCAGAAGCAGCGCCTCACCTACGCGCAGTTCCAGGCCATCCGCACGCCGGGCACGGTGGCAAACCTCATCGGGCGGTATCTCATGAGCGTCGGCGCCGTCCGCACGTTCTGCGAGTCCGACCGCTACGCCTATGCGGCCCTGCAGCGCATGCCGATCGGCGCCAAGGACGCGCGCGCGCTCACGAGCGACGACGTCATCATCCACGGACGCCAGCGCATCGAGCAGGACAAGGTCTGCGCGGCCACTGTGGGGCACGACATCGCCAAGCTGTCGGTCGTGCTTGCCTACGCCGGCAGCGACCCGACCTGGACCGACTGCAAGGGCATCACGAACGCCTGCGTGCTCGCCGCGAAGCCGTTCATGAAGGCGAACGGGCTGATCGCCAAAAGCTCGCCGCGGGAGCGTCGTCCGACAGATGAGGAATTCG